TAGCCACGGACCACTATGCTTCTAGAATAGCTAGTGAAGGAAAGTTCTCACAAGAGGCCGTAGCTAAATCTTGTGAATATCAAGCCGCATGGATAAGGATACAAAGATGACAATAAATCAAAGAGACTTTGAAAAAACTACTACCCTAGTAAATTCTTTAATCGACGAACTAGAAAACGATGATGCCGATTTGCCCGCCGTTTTCTCTGCCGCCCTTAGCACAATTATGATACGATTGATCTTATGTGCCCCAGACGCTGAAGTAGCAAAGGATGTAATCCAACAAAGCTTGGAGCGAGGAGCCCGATTAGCGTGTATTATGGAACAACAGTTTAAAGAAACAAAACATTGAGGAGAAGTTATGTCTGAGGATTTTAAAAAAGAATTAGAAAAACTTAAAGATAAAGTAATTAATTTTAACCCCCCGCCAAAAACCAGACAGACTAGACATTATCCAAAAAATAGAGGTAACTTTTTAGGTAATACCTTTAATGGATTGGGCAATAGAAGGAAAATAACAAAATGATAATGGACCTCTATATAATATCTTTTCTGTATTTTGTTTTAATTATGTTTCTTATGGCATGGAGCAACTCATGAATTTAATTAAAAAAATATTGGCGTTTATTTTTAAAGACCCAAGAAGAAAAGATGCTACAACTAAAGTTTCTGGTGTAGGTAGCAAAACAAAATGACCACGGCCCCCGCTTCACGGCGGGGGTTTTTTTTGTTAAAACGCGTATACACTATATAGGAGCAAAATTAAAAAAATATTTTTTTGGAAAAAATATACCGTTACAGGTGTTACAGGTGTTACACTCTTCTGTAACTGTTTGTGAGTAAAGATTACAGAAGGTTTAAAACGTAACATAAATAGTAACACCATTATTTTTATTGGTGTTACAAAATACAAAAAGTGCCTTAGTGTGCCAAAAAACGAAAAAAAATAAAAAATAATTTTGACCCTATATAGTATATCTGCTTATAAAGAAGAAAGTAGACCTTTTTAACTGTGGAATAATTATGCCAAGAAGAGCCGCCGCGAAATCAGATGGGAAGAAAAAAGAAACGCGAGGAAGACCACCCGCTACTGCCCAACAACCCCTAACACGAAAACAGGAACTCTTTGTTAAAGAACTTGTTAGTAAGGATGGACAAATAACTTTGAGAGAGGCCGCGATGAACGCGGGATACTCTGCCAGTTCTTCCCATACAAGAGCTTATGAATTAACTAACCCTCACATTTCTCCTCATGTTGTTGCCGCGATACAATCTTATCGCCGCGAACTAGATGAAAAGTTTGGTATAACATACCAAAGACACATACGGGATTTACAAGTAATAAGAGATATGGCCTTACAAAATGGAGCTTACTCTGCGGCAGTACAAGCTGAATATCGTAGAGGACAGGCCCAAGGCGATATTTATGTTAATAAATCAGAAATCCGTCATGGCTCAATAGACAGTATGAGTAAAGAGGATGTTATGAAAGCATTAAAAGAATTGGAAAATGCTTATGCCCCAGTCACCATCAACATCACGCCAGAAAAAGAAAACACCTCAAATCGCGATAAAGCGAGAGGCAGGCTTTTACAAACAAGTGAAGGACGCGACCCAGAGGACGAGGAAGAAGTGGACACTTACGCGAATTGAAAACTGGGTAGGTGCGGGAATACCAGACCTTTTAATTTGTGATGATAAAGGTTTATTTCATTTAATTGAGTTAAAATTTACAAAAAGTAATCGTGTTGAATTACGACCAACACAAGTATCTTGGCTAACTAAACATCAGCACAGTTCTTCTTGGATACTAATTAAAAAACAAAACAAACCCACCGATAAAGCCGAATGTCTTTTGTATCCCGCTAGTTCAGCCGTGGACTTAAAAATGGAAGGCATATCAAAAGTAGAACCTCTGTTTAGATGCCAACAACCTTTTTGTTGGGAAGAAATTTTTAGCTTGATTTCTTTAACATAATCCTATATATATAAGATAATGTAAACTTTTACGGAGATTAGAATAATGCCTAAATTGATAAAATGGTGGAAATGGCAAGATGCTTTTAGCAAGTTTGGATTTGAGGATGGTGACGGGTGGAATGGAACCTATCTGGTTAAGGACTTTATTGAGTCTCTTGGCTATGAGGTTGAGTGTGACTCTTGGGGTATTCATAACTATTTGATTGCGGATATTCGTGAAAAGATAGCGGGTACCGAATCGTCTGTTTCTATTTTGTTTAACCCAAATAATAAAATTGGTTCAGATTTAGATGATTGGAATTACGAATGTAAAAAACGTATGTGTGATGGAGAGGAACCAAAAGAAGACGAGAAGTTTGAGCCATTAGGTTATGCAGAACCAGAACATTATTTGCCTGAAGATTTAGTTAAAGCTTTAAACGAAAAGTTTCACGAAGAGTATGAAGTGGTAGAGGATTGTTGAAATGATGTATTCAGAAAAGCCTCTCACAGAAGAACACGAAACCAAAGTCTGTAGATTGACTGTTGGGGACTTGTTACAAATGTCAAATGAAAATTTAATAAGTTCTGAAGACGTTGATAGGATTTACTATTATTTATTAGATAGTAAGAAAATAAGAGAATTTTTGGCAAATAGTGGACCGTAGAGAAATGTTTGAACGGTCAGAATGTTTTAATACTTTTGAAGAGGAGATTGGAGATTAAAGTATGGATTATAAAACTTTAGTTGATTTTGTTTTAAAAAATAAGGTCATGGTTAGATATTTATTTAACTTAGATGAGAGAGCTAAGAATAATTTAATTACGCTAATGAAAGAGAAGGAGGTGATAGAATAAATGTTTTTATTACAATTTATAGGGCGTCTTTTGTATGGGCCTGATTATGATAAACATACAAAAAGCACTTACAAACTCAAAAGAAGGAGAAGATAAAATAAGACCCCGCGTTTTGCGGGGTTTTTTATTTGAGATATTTAACTTTTGAAAAAAGTAATATAACTTTTTAAAAAAGTTAACTTGACAAGTATGGGATAATATGTTATAATAGGATATGAGGTGATTTAATCACTTCTAAGGCGTCAAAAATTTGACGGGCTTTTTCTCATTGTTAATCTTTTTACGGGAGGTGTGCTATGGCATATTCTAAATCTCAAGTCCGCAACAGGCGGAGCAAAAACGTAACTTCTTCTGAACATCAAATGGTGGTCAAAATGGCGTTACAGTGTTTGAGAGAATTAACCAAAGCAGAATACGAGTTGCCTAAATTCGATCAGCCAATTCGTGTTTTCACCAAGTGTAAAGGCCAAGTTTCTACGGGCGGTTCTGATGGCATAACCATTGATATCAGCGCATTTAGAAAAGGCGACATATTCATTCAAGAATATGATGCTTATAAAAAATGCAAGATTATCGGGGCCGCAAAAACCGACCACCCAGAAACGGCCTTGTTTGCAACCGTAGCGCATGAGGTTGCTCATTACGTTCAATATAGGTATCTGCCTAATAGCAGATTAAAAAACGTATATCGCAAATCTCATGGAGAGGGTTTTAAAACCATTTATGGTTATCTAAGACGATCTCTTATAAACGCAAAGGTTGAACCCATGTCTGAAAATGACTGGTCTATATACACTTCTTAATTTTAAAACTGGGGGCGGTTTGACAATCGCCCCTTTTTGTTTTATATATGGGATAAGTCTTATATTTACGGGAGATTAAAAAATGTTAAAAACAGTAGAACGATCAAGCGCAAAAAAAACGGCGGGAATAGCCGTCACTTATAGGGCGGGAAAAAAAGATAAGTTTGACACTTGCCCCGCCGATTGCAAACTAAATTCTAGCGGGCGGGGTTGTAGCTCACAAGAAATAGACTACGAATATTTAGACACCGTCTTAAATTCAAAACCCCGTCGCGGGTTTAGTTTCGGTTATTCACATTTTGACCCGCTTTATTGGGCCTTTAAATTGGCCGCGAATAAAACAACGATAAATTATAGCGCGGACAGTTTAAGATCAGCTTATTGCACCGTCGCGAATAAAATTGCGCCCGCCGTTGTGGTTGTTAAAAATTCATTTTGGAAAAATAAAAAATATGTTTCGATAAATTTTGATGATATGCCGACGGGGAAAATTCGCGTTGTTAGATGTCCTAATGAATACCTAGATTTAACTTGTGAGAATTGCGGCGGGAAAGACGGCCCCTTATGTGCTAGATTAAACCGCGATTATATAATCGGATTTACGGGGCATGGTGCTAGTAAAGGAAAGATTGAAAACGACGAGATCGGCGGGTGCTATGCGGGCGGGGGAAATGTCGCGTTACATTGGGAAGACACCAGCAAACAAGAGCAAACTAAAACAGACGCGGAGATATTATGGGAGTTTTTCTGTAAGTTATCTCCGCGGGCAATAATAAGACACCATATAGCGGGAGATTTTGGGAAAGATGGATAAGAAAAAAGCAGAAAATAAAGCTTTTGAAATTATAACAAAAGCAGAAAGAAAAATAGAAAAACTCTTTTGGAAGACGGGCGCGGATAGTATCGGCAATTTAGCGGGGGATATTTCAGAAATTAAAAGCAAATATAGAAAGATAACATTTTCAAAAAATTAAACTTGCTATATATGCGAAAATATGCGAGAATGGACGGGCGGGCAATCTCGCCCGTTTTTAACTTTTACGGAGAATAAAAAAATGACAAACGAAAAAAAACTAATGAATGATCTTATCACTATGCATTATGAGAATTTAGCCTCGACTGATGATCAACCCGTTACTGAGGCATATAAAACGGGGGCGTTGCAACATGGGATCGGAAATAGCGCGGTATCGTCTCAATGGTACAGTCGACCCGACGATCAAAAATTTTTATCGATTGATGAAATGCTAAGTTTTAAAAGGCGGGACCGTGAACAGATGCATAGCCAAATCGTAAACACTCATAACATAAAAATCTCAGGGGAGATTGACGAGGCCAATTTTAGGCGCGGGAATATTCTTGTTGAATACACCGACGAGAACAAAAACGAATACGCAACCAAGCCGACAAATTGGTCCTTTAATCAAATATCTCAACTAGCGGGTGCCCCCGCGGGATATCTTAAAGACTTGCCCGCTCCGATAGCTGCCGACGCGTTGCAATGGGGCCTTAAATATAACCGCGGTAAAGAGTTAATTAAATCGTATGGTTCACATGATGAACTTAGGGCCGCGACGGGTCCAGACTATGGCCGTATTTTTGACTATGAAATTATTGAGGCAATAAAAAAATCTGTTGATCTGGACCGATGGAAAATTGCGGGAGCAATGGACGGGCGCGGAAATTATGATCCTTTTGTTCCCGTCACAAAGGAAACGACTACTTTGTTTGCAAGTGATCGCGATATATTTATTTTTCTTGTTGACGACTTGCACCCAATCGAGATCGGCAAATTGCCAGACGGGAACCCCGACTTAATTTTTCGCGGGTTTTATGTATGGAATAGTGAAACAGGATCAAAGACGGCGGGCATTGCGTCGATGTATTTAAGGGGCGTATGCATGAATCGTAATTTGTGGGGCGTTGAGGGATTTAATGAAATTAAAATCCGACACACTAAATTCGCCCCTGAGAGATTCGCAGAAGAGGCCGCCCCCGCGCTTGCCTCATTTGCTAACGGGTCAACTACCACATTATTGGACGGCGTCGATCAGGCAATCAATACAACCGCCGCCAAGAACGACGACGAGGCACTAGAGTTTTTGAACCAACGGGCGGGATTATCCAAAGGCATGGCAAAGGCCGCCGCCGCTAGACACCTAGAAGAAGAACAAAAACCCGCCCGATCTATCTGGGACATGGCCCAAGCAATAACCGCCATTGCAAGAGATAACCCCCATCAAGATAGCCGCTTAATTCTTGAGAAAAAAGCGGGGGCCTTACTTGATAAGGTAGCCGCATAAAATACCTTTAAAAACACTATATAATAAACCCCGTTTTTTAACGGGGTTTTTTATTGCTTTACTTTTTGCAAAAGTTATCGCATATTATCCCATAATAGTATCACGTGATACTATTTGATAATTTAACTTTTACGGAGATTAAAACAATGACTAACACAATCGAAAATTTAGATAATGATAAACTTGATATCGATGTTACCCCAGAATATTTGAGACAACTTGCAGAAGATACCGCGAGATCGGGGGCAAATATGACCGCCTCAGATATTAAGGCCGCCGCCGATAAGATTGAAGAATTAAATAAATTGGTAGCCCAACAAGGCGAGTCATTACGCGGTGCCGATATGCGAGAAAATAATTTGAGAGAAAAGGCCGACGGGATTGAACAAGAACAGTTTCAATTTCAACGGGCCTTGTTTGATCAATTATCAGATCGCATTGATAGCCGCATTGAACAAGTAACCGAAGAGAAAATTGACGAGGCTTTTCGTGATTTTGATATCCATGATCACGATAGCGAAATTGAAAGTCTGGTTGATGATGCGCTAGATAATCGCGGCTTTTCAGATTATGAACCAGAAGATCCCGACGCCCGCCGTGAAGAAGTGGAAAGTATTGTCCGATCTGTTTTATCAGGCGCGACAATTACAATCGATTTTTAAACGCCTCACAATTTAACAACGGCCCCCGCCAGTACTAAACTAGCGGGGGTTTTTTTATGCCCGTCTACTGGCTTTTAAATCGCGTTTAATTCAGTTAATCACGGCGGGCCTTG